AGTATAATACTCATAACGATCATGCCTGATATTTTTCCTTTGTTGTTCTGCCTTTTTCTTTAAAAGAATAATATTGTTATAAAGATCAAAATACTTTGAATGAAGAACAGGAATATTTAAAGATTCTGTATGCAAGTTATCAGCATCAATTTTAGAATCCTGTTCCCACATTTTTTGGATTGTATCCAAGTCAAAATTCATAATGGATTATCAGCATTATCTACTATATTGTAGATAGTATACTTGAAAGTGACCTCTGCAGTCAAATAATCAATATCACTATCTGTAGCATCAAATTGAAGATCCGTCAACGAATATGGAAATACATCTAAAAATTTAACTTTAAAATTTGAATTGTTTGAACTTGTAAGAATAGAAAGAGTTGCATCAGAATATAAATTCATCTGAGATTTTTCTTGTAAACCCATACTCGGATTTGATCTTTGCCATTCGTAAATTTCATCCAAACTTTCTGGATATCCAATACCCCTCATCCAGTTTTGAATTTCCATGTAGTTCTCAAGGTTCTCATCTACAAGAAATCTTAGAGTTAGATCATTAAAAGTTATTTTATCTCCAGGAATATCAATATCCTTGAGATATGTTGATTGAACTGCTACTCCCAAGTTTATTCCTGGAATATTTGTTGAGTTTCCAAAGAATGCTACTTTTGGTGCTCTGTTTAAAGTAAACTTAAATCCTACAGGAGATAGAAAGTTTCTATTCTGTATCTGATTCTTATAAGCGTTTGTAACTGCCATTTTTTGAATTATTTATCGGTTTTCCTTATAATGTCGGATCCTATGGCAATTTGCACATATCATTACGCATTTTTCTGCTTCTTTTAAAATATTTTCATAATTTCCATCAAGACGAGGTGCTATTTCAAAAGATTTTATTAATGGATCTATGTGATGAAAATCGTAACAACAAGGTGGAAATACTCCACCACAATCATTACATTTATTGTTAAAGTGTTCTACAAGTTTTAACTTTCTTTCATCACGTCTTCTCATTACATATAATTTATGATTTTCTTTATTTCTTTTTACACCTGATTTTGAGATATAATCTTTACCAATATTTAGATCTGTTGGTCTTGGCATATCACAACTAATATTTAACATTTTTTATTTATAAAAAAAGAGGGTCTGAAGACCCTCTTGAAGTTTGATGCGAACAAAACTCACATCAAATTCTTAACAGCAACTCTTCTGTAGTAACGGTTGCTGTTGACACGCAGACGACCCAGACCCTGAGTAGTACCTTCTGCAAATGGGTTTGCAACGATACCATAACGGGTCTTAAAGCCGATCTTGGGCTGGAAGGTGTTCTCACCAACGGCACGTACCATTTGGAGAGGAACATATGGGCAATAGAACAGACCAGCATCATATGCACTGGAACCCTTATAACCAACAACGTAGTATTGGTTGGTGCCTTGTGCGAGACCACCGTTATCGGCAGCAAGGTTTGCCGAATATGGGTCGATGTATACTCTGTACTTACCTTGGATAGTACCAGCAAAGGTGTTGCCAGTATCATCAACGTTCAGGTTTGCATTCAGAGCAGGGGTGTAATCAAGAACACCAGCCATGGTCAGTGCTGAAGCAACGTCAGCAGAGCACATGATGATGTTACCCTTTCCGCGACGAGTTCTCTGAGCAATTCTGTTAGCATCTCTTTCGATCTGGAACAGAAGACCCTTGAACTTCTCAACCGACCAACGACCGTTGGAATCGATATCGAGGTCAAATACACCAGCAGTTGCGGTATTTTCTACAGCACCCTGTTCAGCAATCTTGTAGATGGTTCTGATAACTTCACGGTTGATCTCAGCAAGAATCTCGGTTGAGAGAATGTTTGCGAGTTCAGCCTCAGCATTCAGACCATGAATTGCCTTGAGGTCTTGTGCCAGTTCGAGTGAATACTCGGCCTTCAGTGCTCTGGACTTTGCAGTAACGGTGACTTTCTCGATCGAGAATGCCATCTGGTTGAACTGATCACCAGCACCATCGCCAAGGTTTTCAGCATCACCAGTTACCATGCCCTGACCAACATTATATGCGGTCGAGGTTGCGGTTCCAACAGGGTTCAGGATTGAAGGGTTGGTGCCGGACTGAGTAGTCGTACCAAGACCAACAGCAGCATCAGAGAATCCTGCAGACTCATCAAGTCCACTATCTTGACCAGAGAAAGCACTATCAACTTCGTTGAAGAATGCTTCGGTTCCACTCTGGGTGTTATAACGGGAACGCATCGCAAAGATGAGTCCAGTAGGACCACTCATAGGTTGAACACCAGCCAGGTCATATGCGACCAGGTTAGGCATAGAACGTCTGATCAGTGAGATCAGAACTGGGTCGAAACCTGCGGTAGGACCTGCAGCAGCAGACCCAGCACCGAAACCACCAGAACCACCAACAGCATTAGCTGAGTTGGTTGGGTTTTCCATCAGGTTGAAGCTGCTACCAAATGCAGCTTCTTCTCTTAAAAATTTTTCTTGGTTTTCGAGCAGGACGGCGGTTACCGCTCTACGATGGGAATCTTTGATTTGATCAAGACCCTCATAGTTGAGGAGTGGTGCCCACTTTTCCTGCAGATGCTCGGAATGGAACATTTGCGTTTACCTATTGTGAATGTTTACGTTTGATTTAATCTTAAATTCAGTTTTTAGCAACAGCCTGAAGAGTTCTCAGGTATGCGGCCATCGGACCCGAAATAGATTCGGTTGAATGATCTACACCCTCAGAAAGAGTTTCAGTGTGTGCTTTTGGAGACTTGTTTGCTATGAAATAAGATTCCTTCAGCATCTCCAGTTTTTCACGATATTCTTCTTCACTTTCAAACTCAACACTTTCGGCAAGTGAAGCGAGCTTCTCTTTCTGAGTGGCCGCAAGACCCTCGGAAATCTCATCAAAGATTCCATCAGCAACCGACTCTGCGAGACGATTGTTGAGGAGAATATTTTTCTCAATTTGCTCGTTGAGTTTTGTCTCCATGTCATCAAGTTTTTCTACCATGCTCTCAAGGACATCATATTTATCTTCAGGGATTGATACATAATGTGCTTCAAAAAGTTCCTTCATGCCTGAGAGGAAGCTCTCAGTCATTTCGGTTTTCAGTCCTTGCTCAACTACCAGTTCATTTTCGGTGAACCATTCGTCGGCAACATACTCAAGGTAAGAATCAACTCTTTCTGCAAGTGCTTCCTTAATTAATTCTACTTCCTCTACGAGTTTTTCCTCGTATTGGAATTCGAGTGCTTCTTTAATCTCAGATACCTTTGATTTCAGAGCAGCCTCGAAAATTGTCTTTGCTTTTTGTTTAAACTCTTCGGAGAGTTCTTCACCACCAAGCAGTGCATTAACATCTTCTTCGATGTCAATCTGCTCTTCCATTTTCTCTTTCTTCTTACCTTTCTCTTCTTCTTCGTCCTCTTCTTCGTCTTCTTCCTCTTCGTGCTTGGCTTCTAAGAGTTCTTCATCCTCATCATAATCAGCATCTTCTTTACGAAGACCTTTCATAGCATCAGCACCCTTTGCTCCCTTATTTACAACATCTCTTACTTGCTTAAGAGTTGCTCCAGGAGTTTTGAGCTTTGCTGAATCGTCATCAGGACGATAGTTTGAAGGATCGGGACCACCGAGATCTTCGACATTACCCAGTTGTGTTCCTGGATCTGTCATGTGAGGCATCGACTCTGCCGCCTTTGCGTTAGCATTTACAGCGGTTTTGGATTGCTTTGTGCCTACTTCCATTTCTTGTAAATCTCCACGAGACATTTGAACTCTCCGTTTAACCTTTAGTTATAAACTATATTTATTTATAATTTAAAGATTTGCGAGAAAATCGTTGAAAAGGTTCAACTTGTTTTCTTCTAATCTTTTTTGATCTACAAGAGTATTGATAGTCTTGTAGGTCTTTTCTGCATATTTTTCACGCAGAATTCCACCATCCCATACCCACTCTTTTCCTTCCATAATTCCTTCAACAAAAGCATCAGGTGCAGAAGGATCAGCAACGATATCTGCTGCTGTTGCAAGCATGAAGTCATCACCAACAACATTAATTCCTTCACGAGTTAACTTGAGTGAACCAATACCACGAGATGATACTCCGAGTTTTACTCCCTCGGAAATTAAAGATTCTGCAATCTTACCCATGGGGGTAGAAAGAATCTTTGCCTTTCCAATAAAATTAGATCCACTTTCTCTCAGTGAAACAATTTTATGAGAAACTCTATCCAGGTTTACTGTGGGACCATCTGGATGTCCGAGTTCACCAAGAGCTCTTCCTTGAAGTACATGATTCTCATTATAACGAGCAACTTCTCTACGAAGAGTTTCCATCGGGTACATACGACCATTACGGTTTCTGATGTTACCCTGAAGGAATACTCCTTCGATAAAAAGTGATTTTTTACCGTTTTTGTTTTCAACGATAAATTCTACTTGTTCGATTTCTTCTCTAATAAGTTTCATTTTAGGCTTGTCCGCTAATTTGTACTTGTTGTGTGTAGAGAACTCCACTGCCACTATCAGTAATTGCGGCAACTTTGAATGAGTTTCTTAAAACAGCATCGGGATCCGAAAATGCGGTAGCAATTCCAGATGTGCCTGTTGCGATACCAATTATGGTTGAAAAATATCCATCAACTCCAGCACTATTGAAAACTTGAACAACTGGAGCATGTGTAAAATTATAATATGTTTGATTAGAAGCAGTTAAGCTTACATAATCACCAATACCAAAAGGAGATGCTTGTCCTTCGGGGAAAGTTATGTATGTAGTAGTTCCAGTTGTGACACCAACGATTCTTGCAGATCCGTTGTCAATTGCAATTGTTGCTGAAGTTCCGGAGGGAATACAGTAATCACCTGTTGTTGCAGTTGGTTCTGTTCCAATAGCAACAAAAGCATTTGCACCAGTTGCCACTACACGAAGAACATTACTTCTCCCTGAAATTGCCGATGATTTTGATGAAGTTGTGGATGTGGTAAAGGAAACTCCAGATCCAACTGGTCTATGAGCCATTATTTTTATAAGTACACTTTTAGTTATTTATAAATCTCTATTACCTACTAATTTCTTCCCAGTCCATAGAAGCGTGAATATCTGCGCCATTAGCATCAGAAGCACACACAATAGAAAGTTCATAGGGTGTCCCAGT